GGCTGGTGTGGATACCCTGAATGTGACCCACGGCTGCTGCGGTGTTGCCGTCCTTGACTGCCAGACCGAATACAGCGTTTTTCTCGTCGCCTTTGACGGCTTGCCACACTGTCTTGGAGTCCACCATGTTTCCAGGTGGGTTCCACTCCATCGAGGCATACAGCTTCTGGACCTCACTCCACATACGTTTGCGGAGCATGCCTTTGGTGGTCGATGTCAGTACTGCTGCACTGACATCTGGTTGGCAGATCCACCAGACAGTGCTGTACAATGCGCCAGCGAATGTCTTGCCTGAAGCAGCACAACCAGTCCATGACACGAACTGGTTGTCGCATAACGACTGGATCTGTCGTTCCAGCCACATGTTCCATTCGATCTTAGGCCACAGGATGGATACGATGTTTCGGAAGTTATCGAACCGTGTGCATCTGGCTTTCTGTAAGCCTTGGTAATGCACGAACGACAACATGTCGTACTGCAACTGCGTGAACCCAGGGATCAGTTCAAACCCGTAGGTCTTGAGCTGGTAGTCTTTGGACTCGTCAAGCCTCTTGATCAAGTCACCCATGGCAGTGCTGTTCGCTATCTGCCGTTGTCTGGCCTCAAGCTTTTTCTTCTGAGCTTGTTTGGTCAGAGCCTTTGCCATGGGTTACTGCTGGACTGGTTCTGGCTGTTGTGGTTGCTGTTGCTCTACAGGAGCTGAGTCGAGCATTCCTTCTGCGATACCAGCCGCGTCCATCAGAAGCGCGTAGTCTTTAGCGAACGCAAACGTGTCGTCATATCCTGCACGGAAGTTTTCTACAAAATCAGGTGCGGTCAAAACTGAGGCCCAGACCGCGAATGATCCAGGGTTTCTTCTGCCAGAATTTATAAAGCCCTCAACCAACTCAGGGTTAGACAGAATCGAAGCCCCAACTCTCATTCTTAAATCGCCTATCAAGTCTAAGAATCGAAATGATAACAGATCTCGCAACACTCTCCCCCTAGAAAGTGATCCCGCAGTTTCGCCACCTTCCTTTTTAGAAATTCTAACCCTCGATGCGACAGTAGCCAAAGATGTAAGATCGTTGAATACTTGCTCACCTAAAACAGCTTTGAACTTAGGTGCAGACTTTCGTAACCGGTTATACAATTTGTCTCCAGATTTTATGGAAGACTGAGCGTAGAGTTCGTCTAGTATACCTGTATCTTGGAATAGTTGACGTATTACATTTTTCCTAGCAATGCTTTTGGTAGTCGGATCTATTATTCGGCTCATCATGTCGGACACTTGTTTCAGATCGCTTTTCTCGATCACTCGATTGATGAAACCTTCGTCCCTAATTAATTCGTTAGCTTCAGGATCTAATCCATCCTTTCTAAGTCGATTCAAGGCTCTAGTGAATGAACTTTTCTGTTGTACATTAAGAAGTTGATTGGCATCGTTCTTAGCTTTGATCAATGCAGCTTTGGCTTCCCTTGAAGCAGGGTCTTGCAGATACTCAAGTACATTCTTTTTGGTAGCCTTCAGTAGATCGTCTTGTTTCCCAGGCAACACTTCAGACATATCTCTGAGAAATGACACTACAGATTCATGGTTAGATCCTAGCAGATCTTTCCTGATCCTAGAGTTCATTCCTTTCAGTTGATTGTATATTTCAGAAAAAGCAACTTTGTCAGAACCTTGGCCAGTAACATTTAATACAGAGGCTAACATATTTTTTTGTATAGACGGCCATCTAGTAGATGGGTCAACAGCCTCGGAAGCTGGAAGATCCAGCATAGCCTTCTTCAGATCAAAGTAACTTTTCTCATTACCTAGTATTTTAGGTAGAATAGATGCCTCGTTGAGTTCGCCTTTGGCAGTTTGGTTTGCTATTCTTTGCAGAATATCTATTTTAAATAAGTCTTTGTACTGCTTGTACTCAGAATTTGCTTTGCCCAAAGCATTTCTAAGTTCAGATGTAGGTAGCGAATCAATAGCATCGTTAAGGGAACTATCAATTGCAGAAGAAAGCTGACCTAACAAGTTAGTCTCTAGCGATCCGGTAGGTGCTTTGAGCTTCTCTTGGTTAAGTTGATCCGACAGCAAAGTTCTTAATCTTCTAGCGGCTCTTAAATTCAAGCCATTAGGATTTTCATCGATTACAGACCTAATCCTTTCTGGAAGTATACCCATTAAAGCATCTATACCTCCTGCTCGCTGTAGTCTTTCGTCTTCTAGAACTCTAGTCAGAGGATCCATCGAAACCAAATTATCCCAGTTTGCTGATGTAGGTGCTGTCCTCTGGAGGTTAGCTATGGCTGATTCAACCTCGGCATAATTCTTCTCTGATTGCCTCTGAAATATATCTTTCGATTCTTGTATGAAATTTCTAATAGCAGCCCCAGCTTCTTCAGGCGATTGGATCTTTGTAGTTGGAGATAATTTATCGATCTCCCTAAACATCTGATCAGTGGCTTTGGCTAATAACTCCCGCGATGATTGGGCGGTAGCCGATTCAGCGGCCTCAATATCTTTCAGATAAGAAGCCTTGATTTTATTAACTGGGCTTAGATCCTCGGGTTTAAGAGCTTTAATGTCAGGGTCAAAATCCTGCAACATCTCAATAGCAGCGGCACGTATAGCTATCTTCTCTGTAGTTTTTATCTGCTTCAACTGTGCGCTGTAGATAGGACTTTGCGTAGCCAGAAAGTTTTCTAATGCAAGCAAATCCTCATCCATCATTATTGTACCAGCGGTTGGCTGATAACTTTGGTTGAATCTTAGATTAAAATCCTCTACAGCATCTTTATAAGTTTTAATTTCCCCCTTATTAAGAATTTCTTGACCGTAGTTTCTCCCTAACAATCTAGGCGCAGCAGCTACTACTGAACCTCCTATCACATCGAATCCTAAACCAGTAGCAAATTCACCGGCCTCACCCAAAGGAGTGGGCTGAGGTATGCCTTCCTGCTCTCTAGCAATTCTAGTTTGCAAAGCTAAAGCGGATGCTGGAGGAACGCTTTCCTTGAAGATTCTTCCTATCGTCGGCCTGATAGGCAAAGCTTTGGCCGTGGTAGCAAGTTTACTAGCCGCACCAATACCCATAGCCATCGGTATAATATCCCCAGCTAAATCAGCTCCAACATCTTTAATAAATTCACCAAAGGAAGTGAATCCAGAAGGATCAAACAAGACACGACGGTATCCACCGCTGACTTTAGGATCAGGGACAGGTATTACAAAATTAGGGAAAAACCCTTCAACAACTTCGACAGGATTGGACTGAACATCGATTCCACGGTTCCGTAGAGCGTTCTCGATAGCAACTTTTTTATCTTCAGTCGTAGGCTGGAATGCAGTCCTAGCTCGAAGTGCAAAGTCGGCCCCAGTCCTAACATCAACACCAGCTAAGGGATCCTCTTCCCTAGGTGGTAATCCAGTCATAGCCTGCGGAACTACCGGGGGTTGAACTTGCGGTTGGGCACCAACTAAACTACCTCCAAGAGCTTGCCTAGCCTCTTGCATAGACTGAAACTCAGCCCGACGCATGACTTGGTTGGTCACTGGAGTAGTCTCAGGCGAAGGCTGTATAGGCTCTGCCTCTGGAGTCGTGGCTACCGTCGGTTCACCACGGAGTGCAGCCAGTGCGTCCTCAATAGATCTAAATTCTGCCATCGTTAACCTTGTGATCCGGGTTCAGTGTCTAAGGTAATCATCCCAAGATCTTTCATGAGTTGCAAAGCTTCATCTTCAGATAGTACCCCTTTATCCTGCAAAACTTTGATTGTAGGAAACGCAGGTTCTCCCCTGGGTATTGACCCAACAGACTTACGGATTAGTTCTAAGATTCTAGGTTTTTCAAATCCAACAGCCGAACCCGCAGATATAGAATCCGCAAATCGTTCTGCTCCCTGCTCCCTCAACAAATTGCCTAACGTGCCGAGTTCTTTCCTAGCAATAAACTCTTTAAGCAAAAACAGATTTCGTAGCCTAGCAGTCTTTGTTTTTACTGATTGATAGGGTTCAGTCAAACTGAACTGAGGAACTGCCCTCAAAAGCAACTGCAAGTCTCGGTCGGACATGTTGCCTGAATCAGCTCGGATATAGTCTGCAAGATCACTTTGCAGAGCATCTAAATCTTGCTTAGTGGATGCAACGTCCTCTCTGTAACCTGGGTAAGCTTCACCTCTTGCCCCAGCATACGTTCCACCAATTATATTTCGTAAATTGCGTATGACACCACCCGCACCGACAGTTTCAGGTGTAACTTGCTCATCAAGTGCTTCTATTCTGCCTAGCAACGTACTAGCAGTAATAGCCTGCTCTTGCATTCTACCAGTAACAGCAGTAGTCAATGGTTTGGCAGGATCAACTCCCACACCTTCTGCTATGATGACCCGACCATCAGGCCCAACTTCCATCCGCTTGCCAGTAGCCGCGCTTAGTTTGGTGATGTAAGTACCTATGATTTGGGCACCAACAGTGTCTCCACTTTCTTGCAGTGCCCTCATCTCATTTAGCATCTGGCGAATCTGGGTAGGATTTTGAGTATACTGGTTTAACCTACCTTGAACTTCAGCTTGCAAAACCAACCTAGATTTACCTTCAGACAAGATCCCTAGGTCCGAAGCAGATTGTATTAGCTGCCTCATGTCACTAGCAGTCTCTGCGAATGAAGTGCCGTCGAGCTGCTTTAGGAAGTCAGTGTACTGTTTCTGAGAATCAGCTCCTGCAAACTTAGGAATTGGAAGCCTGTATACCGAATCCATCCCACCTTGTACAAAAGCTTCCCTAGCTTGCTCCGCAGATGAAGCTAATAACGCTGCATCGTTCTTTTCATTTTCAGCTAGGGTTGAAGCGATCGACAAATCAGATAGCTGTTTTATCTGGGCAGCTTGTTGTTTTTGTTGTGCGAGAGAGTTCTCCAGTGCATATCTAGCCGTCTGGACTTTGAGTTGATCCTGCGCCAAGCGTGTGCTGGCTGGTGTTGCTGCCCTGACTGCACCCATCAGTGCGGTCATGCCTAAACTGGGCACATCAACGGCTTCGCCCTGTCGGGCACGTTGCATCAACGTACGTCGCCGCTGACCAGCTTCCATGCCAGCACCGATACTCTCAAATAAACCTAGAAGTGGATTTTCTGCCATATCGTTATCTTCCTATATAAGGGCCAGCTACATCATAAGGCAAAGGAGTGAATGCCGATGTACCCTGAGATGGAGTTAAGAATGGGGCACCTTTGAACATTTCGGTTGGTAACCCAGCTCCTGCCGAAGCTCCAGAAGCTCCGAGGGCCGTACCTAGACCTTTACCTGTCATAAATCCACCCAGCGCACCTCCAGCTAATGTCACAGCCGTGTTGAACAAACCACTGGCCACAGGACTGGCTTTGGCTCGTTCTTGGGCTGCTGCTAGGTCTCGTTGGTACTGCATGTTCCGCTCAGACTGAGCTAGACTGATTCGGTCTTGGGGACTTAAGAACATAGATCCGACAGATCTCTGCTGTGGCATCATAGACCTAAAAGTCTGAAACGCTTGAGCCGATTGGTTCATAGCAGTGTCAATACGTTGCAAGCTGGTCAGGCCCAAGTCACGTAGCTCAAGTGCCCGAGCAGCTCCGCTGCCACCAAATCCACCAGCAAACGCCTGTGCTGCTGCACGGTCGGTGATCGCTCGCTGAACATCAGCAGGTAGCTCGCCTCGCAAGCCAGCTTGGATGTTCTGCATCTGCTGTCGGATAGCTGCCTGAGATCCTGGGGCGAACTGTTCCAAGACTGCCAGCGCGGTCTCCGTGTCGGCTTCTGCTATCGATCTGGCGACACGTTGTCCTTCAGGGAGTCGTTGCTGTATAGACTTAAACGCTTCGTCGATCTCTTTGTCAGGATCGATCTCCGTGAACTTAGGTACCTTGACCTTTGAACCGAATATTTTGTTTAGGAATCCCATTGTCTTAGATTATGTTTGGCATGCTTCCCGCACCCCAAGTCTCAGCTTCGACGCGCAGTGGCTCTACGTTTGATGTACCAGTGTAGTGTTTGAGTTCGCGTTCCAAGAAGAACACGGCTTGTTGAAAGTATTGTGCTGCCTCGCCCAAGTTCTGTTGTTCCTCCAACTGCACAGCTTTGCAAGCGTTCTTCAAGGCTGCGTAGTCTTCGATGAGCAACCAGTCTTGGTCTGCTCTGACGTCGATGTGGTCGAGTTTAACGACTGCCCGAACCACTCGCTTATTGGTAAGCGGGTCTCCGCTACCGCACACATACTGCGGGGCGTTTCCGAGTCCTGGGATAATACTCCGTCGGTAGCTTGGGTAGGTTTCATCTGCTTCGTAGTACCCAATCGGCACGACGATTGCGTCTCCAGTAACTTTCGACAAATAAACTGGGCCATTCGTAACTGGCTTCTGGACTCCAGTAATCGCAGTAAATATGCTGCTCGACCCTGCAACCGTGGTTCCAATGTCGATGTATTCTCCGTCAACCCATGTGGATCCATCTTGTGTTCTGATCCAGTTCCCATTTTCGTCATACCCCTGTACTAGTAGTCTTGCGTCAGCGTCCTCCTCGACTGCACTGTATACTTGCAGCGTGGACACAAAGTCGTTCATGTCGTCGTACACACAGGACCGTCCACGATCCAACAACTGCAACTCGCTGGAGTTGCCTGTCGTGCGGATACCGTACCCAGTCTGTAAGTACTCGAACCATCCGTTCCGCAGTGTGATCGGATGTTCGTTCACGGCCAAAGCCTCAATGGAAGCAACCTGCCTCGGCCAAGTTAGGCATCCGTCCGAGCTGACACAGATCTGGTAGGTCTGGTATGTGCCCCAGAACAAACCTTGCTTGACGAGACGGGAGTGTGCCTCGTTCACAATATTCGTGAACTTAGGGTCGCTCGAGCATAGCCCGAGGAAGTCACCGAGTCCTTTGGTCTTGAGTTCGCCTAGAGTCAGTCTGCTCATGATGCCGTGTAGAACTGGCGACCAGTTCGTTTGATAAAGTACACACCGTAGTACGGTGGCAAGTTCGGATGGGATTCACCAATGGTGCCCACAGTCTCAGAAGTCAAAACCCCCGCCGCAGCTACTGAGGTAGTACCGCTGTTGGTCGTGTGACCACTGTTCTCATGGTACAAGTTGTCCATGAGACCACTCTCGTCAGAGCCAGCCGTGCCACCAGAAGCTTTGTAGTACGCTTTGCCCTTGTGCTGATGGTCTGGGACCTGTGTGCTTGTCAGGGTCACTCGCTCCTGACCACCTGTGTTGGTCACTGCAACCGAGGTGCCATCCTCCAATGTGCCTACGCCCATCGGGAACTTCGCGGACATGTCGCTGTAAATCTCCCAGAACGGTCCTGACTTTGAACCCGCTGTACCTGCAACCCCTCCGTCCAGTGTGTCTACCTCAGCGGCACTGCCAACAAACATCTGCAACCGATTGTCGCCAGGAGGTATTGGATGTGGCCAGATCCAAGCCCCGCCACTGTAAATCCATTGTCTGATAGGTTGGTTGTTAGAGTTGACCTGAATCCAAAGTTTACCCTGATCATCGGCTCCAGGTGCTGTCTCGCTGACAATGTACTCCGTGGCACCGTCGATTAAACCGTACCCGTAGGACATGATGTCGTCACTCAAGCCTTGAAAGTTGCTGTAGCAACTCGAAGGCAACACACCGGAATATAATGGAACTCTAATGCTCATATGCTAGGGTAGTCGTTCAACGGGCACGATGTGTCCGTCGTCTGCGTTGCAGTCGCTGGTGGGCATGCCTCGTATATGTTCTCGTTCTTTTGTTCAGCGAAAAATCGTATCAAATCTAACTTGGCGTACCCTACGCCTTTAAGGCGAAACTGAAAAGCGTAACCTTCGTTCACCGGTTTACCAGGGTCCAAGTCTTCGCAAGTGTTAGGAGGATAAGCCACACTCCTACGAGGACGATAGGAAGGACGAAACACATCAGTACTGAGGCAAGTAGCATCCCCGTCGCATTGATTAATCTTAGCATCTTCTTGCCATGTTTTCCATTCACGCCAGCTAAACGAATCGTCAGGCCGTACGTATAACGTAAAGTCAACCTGTCCTTGGATGTCTCGCATCCATGTCTCGAACCTGTCCATGCGTTTCTTCTCAAACGGACTGTCGAAGGACAACTGTCTGGTTTCAAAGAACCATTCGATTCCTTGACTCGAGGTTCCGTTGTGGTCATGGGTAGCAGTCGGGTCGATTTCCCATAGCTCAATCTGGTTCGCTGAGTTCAATGACACAATGAAACAACGACTCACTCCGTCAAAGTCTCCTTGCACCAAGTGCAGTATGTTCAGCCCTGTCCACAGACCGTCGTAGGCCAATGGTGATTTGACTCGGATACCGCTGACTGGGTTGAAGTCCAAGCTGACAATGCCTCGGTGAACAACGCCTCGTTGAGTCTGGTGACCAATGCAGGTGTGCAGCAGTCGGTTGCCAAACAACACACCGCTTGTGTGCCTCAGTAGTCGTGGATCGTCGTAGTCCAAGGCACGGTTGACCTCAGCACTGATCGGGGTTAGCCCTGGGTCGCTGAAGTCACGGCGAGCTAGGATCAATGACCTCAGTCCGTCCTCGGCTCTGAAGTACAGGTCACCGTTGACGTTGGTCACTGTGTACGGACCCACTGCACCCGCTGGGGCAATGAGTCGTTGGACTGGGTACGACAGGTTCTTCCAAGCTGTGCGGTCAGTTGGGACAGTCGTTGCAAACGCACTGCCCTTGGTGAACACGATCAAGTCGCCTTCACCGACTGCGGTGTCCAATGCGGACATGACCGTCAGTGCCGTGATCGGTCCTGCGTTGGTCGGTGTCGCAAACGCACCGCCCTCGTTCAGGTAGTCGTTCTCAGTGAACTTCAGGACTGCGTCGATTCGATTGATGTCAGGGTTTCCGCTGGATGAACCAACCAAGTCACCCGCTGCGTACGCCGATCCGCTGCCAACCCAGAGTCGTCCGTTTCCGTAGGCCCCGACTTGTGCGGTAGGGACTTCGTTGTCCGAAGCTCGACGGCACTCAGCTCGATTGTACAGGAACGGCGCGTTCTGACCGTCTTGGATCACTGTCCAACGTTCTGCTTGCTCGAACGTGACCACTGGTCTGTTGTTGCTGTTGCGGTCGTCGTCAGCAGAGACCTCTCGGGTCACAAAGTTTTGGCTGGGGTCGATTGCAAAG